TGCCTTCGCCTTCTCTTCCTCCAGAAACCTGGCGAACATCGCGGCGCCGTCAACCTCCGGCATGTCGTCCTCGACAGCCGCGCCATCCTCGCTTGCAGCCTTGAATGCCGAGCGATCCGACAGAAGGATGTGCTGCAGGCGGTCCGCGCTCCACATGCCGATCGGAGGCGCCGAATTAGAGAAGTAAACAACGTGCGGCACGTTAAACATTTTCTGCCGCGACTGGTACTTAGAGCTAAAGATCGTGCCGTTCTTCAGCTTTTCGGCAACGGCATACAGGTCCTTAAGCGTACCAGTGTCACACGCGCGGGCAAGGTCGAAAAGAACAATCGGTTGGCCGTTATATGAGAAGGCGGCATCCGCCATCCGCCCGTCGAGCTCAATGGCGTTCATTTCGCGGCAAAGGTAAGTTGTAAGCCTGCTCTTACCAGCGCCGCCCAGCGGATCCTCAACCCAGTAGATGTGTCTCGTATGGGGTTTAGTCCTTAAGATTGAAATCAAAGCGGCCTGCCAGGCCCGAAACTTAAACTCGGCAGTTTCGCGCACCTTTGGCACGATTGCCTGTGCGAGCTGTGTGATACCACTGGCATACCTAATAAACTGCCCAGGGAACTTCTCAGCAACAATCCGGATGCCCTCCTCTGGTCCATGCTCTCTCAAAATTTCCCGGATCGCCTCAAAGTCACTCCGCGCGCCCTGCGAGCTACGCGAGCCCTTGCCAATCTGCCAAGGCGCGCGCAGGATAAGATCGATCTTACTTTTGAAGCGCTTGTCCGCGTCTGTCCGATTTCGAATATGTAAGTCGCGATCTTTCACAAATGCTCCTTTTACTTCGACAACGCGAGGGCCCAGCCATGCGCGCACCGCGGCTGCACTTACCTGTTCAGTAAACTCAACATACCCTGTAAAATGGACAGGGATTTTTAGAACCTCGTCGTCCTCTGTGTCGTCGCTATCGCTGCTAGACTCGGAGTCAGACCCGCTACCAGAGCTGCTTTCGTCGTCTACGGTGGAAAGCTTAACTGCCAGTGGAACAACCAGCTGGCCACATGCAAACGTTACTTTATCTTCTAGGTCAGCTGGTAGCTTTGGAGGGTCAAAGTTTACGTCGTTTGTCTCGATGGAGAATAAGAAGGCCCTAGCACGCACACCAGGTAGGCTTCTGTGAGACGCGTGGGACACTCTTGAAAAGGCGACGCTCGAAGTGTCGTCCATCCCGGCCATTATTGTCTTACATGTACGCAGAGGGGCGGATTTTGAAAAACATGGAAACCGCAGTCGATTAATAAAGTGACGAAGTGGGAAAGGGTCATTAAGGCTCCAACCCCGGTTTACTTTTTCTTTGCGGTTTTTGCTGCCTTCTTGAACGCCTTTGCCGTTGGTGCACCTTTTGACCCTGGCTTACGCATGCGCTCCTTTGAGCCATGCTTAATGCGCATCTGCTTCGCGTGGATATTTGCATATAGGCCTCGCTTGGCCATATTTACTTCCCAAGTGCGCGCACTGTCATACGTGTAACAGCCTCATCAGGTGTGCCACCCCCAGAAGCCTTCATCATTTGAACGAACTTATCCAATGGCATATTCGCGTTCATGATCCGCGCGCTTATCCAACGGCCACACGTATCACTCGAGTCTTGTTGAAGCTTGACTGTGTTATGAATGACAGGCTTATCACCCTTGCTTAACAGTTGAGATAAGAGCGGAGCTGTTTCATTGAATTCCATCAGTGTGTTCTTGTCGAGCCACTTCCTGTTTCCGTCAACGGCTACACCAAAGCTGTCAAAGACCTCGTAGTTTGTTCGGTGGTCTAGCACTGCGATCCAGTGTCCTGAGTTCTTGCTCTCGGTCAAAAAAAGAACAGCGACTGCCCCCGAACCATCAAACAGCTGCGAAGGGCTTGACATCTTAGCAAGGTCTGGGTACCTGTAGATAGGGATATTACCGCAGAGCTTACGGATATCATCTTCGCTAAGAGCATACTCCTTTGCCTAGGCGGTGGGGTTCGAAGTGAGATAAAGGAAGGTTAGACTCGTCCGGCTCTACTATTAAGTCACTTCGATCCGAAACCAAAACACATTTCGAATCACACCTCACGGCTCATAACTCACCTTTTCCATTCCTGTCACGATGAGTGAGCCCAATAGGAAGCGAAAGTTGGGTGACTTGGGTGGAAGTTTGCTTGACCAGTTGAGGGCTGCAGGGCTTGATATTAAGAACGGTGATAACCTTCAATATGACACTAATATCGTATGTAGAACAGGAACCGATATTGGTGTTGTGCAGGGAGCGTATGCTCACGGGCGATATGCCAAGTTTAAGGAGTCTCGTACTCAGCCGATTCTTGGAGACACGGATAATTATACTGTGGCTCTAATTAGGGGCTCACTGACAACTAACAACATCCCTCTCTTTTGTCCTAAGCCGTCAAAGCTTATTACGGTCAACGGGCTCAAGGTTTGGGAAATTACGGCACAGCCCGGACTTGCATTGACATGGACAGGACCGGTGTATCAGACAGGAACCATCAACGACAGCGATGTAAGGGCTGTCATTTCTGATGTGACTTATACCGGCTGGGCAAACTATGGCTACATTCCGTATTACACGTCCTTTTCCACAGCAGGAACCTCAGAGCAGAGGTTGAGCGGTCTGCTTGACTTGTCTACGGTCGGAAGCTCTACTTCGTGTTACAACCTTATTGATCGCATCAATGCTCTTTTTACAGCTGAGGGTCTTCCGTGTGTTGCGGCATTCTCAACAAACAGCAACGTTGTAAATGTATCCCCGCAGATGCTTACATTCAGTAATACTAGTTCAAACAAGAATGTCCATTTTGATTTTTCCATGCCTCCTGTGTATCAGAGTTCCTTTCCTGTGTCGGGGTTAGACATTAAGAAGCTGAAGGCTGGCATCCTCCAGACGTGTAAGGTTCTGGGCTTTGTCCCTAATACAGTCTTTACGATCCCGGCAGCTCAGACTGCAAATAGCGTTGGAAGCTACCCGCCTCGGCCATACCAAATGGCTTGGCGCTCAACTGTCAATCTCTTCTCGTATAAGACTGTCCGGTGGGTCCCTGAAGACCCGGCAGTTACATCAACCATCCCGTCGGAAAACGATGTCGCGGAAGGCAGCAATGGACAGTCTCCTACGTATTTTGACTGCTTTACGTATACTCATTTCCTCCAGCAGTGCGTAAATCCCACGCTTCAGCGTTGCATTTTTGATGAGTTCGACAGTGTCGAATTTGACGAGATGAGTCTTCAAAATCAGCTAGTCAATGCATGCTATTACAATTGCAACACGAAAACGTACAGCTCGTCGCTTGCGTATGTTAAAAATCAGAGTGTGTCGTACCAAGGGCGAGCGTATCTCAGCTTGAGAGATCTTGCATCGGGTAGTATCCCAGAAAACAACCCAGGCGACTGGCTTGACATTGGAGACTCAATCAGGGCAAGCTACGACCCAACCGTTCCAAAATACTACAACGGAGACGCTGTTACGATCATTGACTCTTCAAATTACTCATTGGTTTATCGAGCAACCGCTACAGTGACGAAGCCACCCCCAAGCGCAGGATGGACGTTGGTGCAGACGCTGACGAAAGATTACGCGCAGAACGTTACGCCGAATACGCCTGCGATTGGGACGAACGCACCATACATTACATACAACTCGCTTACGTCGCTCTTTACGCTAAACCTCGACTCTTATGGATTTGGTGGCACTGTAACGACGAACGCAGATGATGGATATGGCGGTGTCAACGATGACTTCTACAATAACCCGAACTCGAAGAAAGAGTTCTCAAACTCGGCACTGAACGACCAGGCGCGCGATTCATGGGGAGCGACTGGGCTTCCCTTTTTTACTGCCCCTGTAGCAGGCCCCCCTCCTGTACCAGCTTATACGATTGCGCGCAAGCCAGGACAGTTTACTTATGATGAGCGTATGGTTCTTGAGGCGGATGATTACTTCCATCAGTTGTTTGGAAACTGGCCCGCACTTCGTCTAAACTACGTAGACCCAATCACTAATATCAACACGTCTTACGTGCGATACGGTCCACAGGTTGCCGATTCCGGTCTTACAGTTCAGCTCCCTCTTCCGCAATTTACACCGACCGTAGTGAGTGGAACTCAATATTTGCCTTTCCTGCGCCTAGCGGGAAATACGCCTTATTTTTATACGACGGCTCAGGATTATCCTTCTATCGGCAACATGTGGAACCCTGTTGACACGATCGTTGTCATTACATCTGAGATTCCTATCGTTATGGACCAGGTGTCCCCTCTTTTTCTCTTGACGGACAAGCCTACAAAGGAGCAGCCAAATGGAAACTCGTTGAAGGTTCTTGCTGAGTTTGTTGTGAGACCAAACGAAGACCTTGGACGACAGTATAGAAATGAGATTGTGTATGAGCCTTATAATCCGGTGAGGAAGGCTCTTCAGTCGTCGGTGCCTTTCACCACGTTTGACTACGTGATTTGTATGCGTATGAAGGGGTCGAACTACCTCCGCATCGTGAACCTTTCGAACAGCGGCTCCGCGTTCATGCGCTTCGAGTTCCAATTGAAGTAAATCTAAAGTTGAGTGTTTTACGTGAAAACTAAGTCTGTAGACCTTGTCAGTCCATCCCACTTAACAGCGTCACACTACTTTGAATACATTTAAGATGAGCACGATTTCGAAGGTTGCGGTGTATGATGCGCGCCTTCAGCAGGAGGAGCCCGCCTACGCGGTGCAGAAGGGTGCTCTGTCTGTTAGCGTTGCGCCCTTCCAGGCGATCTCTGCAAATTCCAGCCAGATGACCTTTCAGGTGCTTGTGCCGAGCTTGAACGTGTTTGTTGACCGCAAGCTTCAGCTCTCCACTGGTCTTTTTTTCACTGCGAATCTTTTCTATGGCGGCCCGCGCTCTCTGTCTTCGAAGGGTTACATTCTCGGCGCCGCTAGCGCGCTTGGTCAGACGGATGTCATTGGTGAGACGCTTAGCATCACGAATGCAGTTACGATTAATAACGGCGCCGCCACCACGTCCACGCTTCCCGTCGGCACTCGTCTTTACCAGACTGTTACGGGTAAGGCGGTCCCTCCTAACACCTTTATCACGGGTGCCTTTAGCAGCACTGTCTACTCTGTGAATAATACGTTTGAGTACTCCACGGCAAGCGGAATTGGTCTTGAGCTCCCTATGTCCTTTGACGTCCCGGACCCGCTTTTTGGTGTCAACGAGCAGGTTGTTGGCGACCTTGGTTACTCTAACGCATACCAGGGTGAGAAGTTTCTCCAGCCTGGCTTCTGCACTGCCGTCTCGGCTAAGGATCTTTCTTTGGTGTCTTTCCCGGTTCAGAGCTCGCTTAGCAACATGACCGCCACGCTCAACGACTGCACGGTCACCACGAACGGCGACACTCTGCGCGAGCAGATCCTCCTTACGATGGCCCGTGAGAATACTAAGCAGCGCACGTGCCCCACAAACACGGATGTGTTTTCTTGGGGTCGCGACGATGCTCTCAACGGATCGGGTAACTTTTCATCGTACTCCGTTGTGGATGCGTACGGCGATATCCCCAACGGCGCATACCCTATCCAGTATTACGCGGATGCTAGCCAGGCTCTTGTTCTTACAGGACCGGCTACAAAGATTACCCCCCTTAAGGTGCTAACCATTGGCGGTGCGAGCACTGCCGGCACGTCGCGGACGGACACCAACGGCACGCTTCCTGACTATCCGTTTCTTCCGTCTGGTGGTGCTGTTTATTCGTTCGGCCTCGACACGAATCCTAACATTGAAGGGCCGTCTTCGTGCGGCTTTTACATCGCGACCCCGTCGACGCAGGTTTCGGGAGCTGTCATCAGCCCCGTTGTCGTTCCTTTCGTGAACGGCCAGCCTGTGTGGACGACTGGCTTTCCGGGTGGCGACCTTATTAGCATTGATAACACGTACACGACCCCGGCACTTACTGGCGCTTCGCCCGACCCGGGCTTTGCCCTCACGAAGGTCGCGACTGGCGCCGCACCGGCCACGACGACGCCGCGCATCTTTTCGATTGGCGATTCGGTCGTGATTACCCTCCTCAGGGATGTGCCGCCGTACTGTATGATTGGTGCGCGTCTCTATGCGACTGGCAACTCTTCGACCTACAACGGAGGTGGGAGCCTTGTTGCCGGTGCGCAGCCCAAGACTCTCGCCTTCGTGTCAAGTCTTTTCAGCGGTGCTCTTGGACAGAAGGGCTCTCAGTACAACATTGTGACGGGATCTGCGCTTTTCCTTGACTCAAACGCTACGCCTCTCGCTATCGGTGGTAACTTCTCCCTTTCGGCCGGGTTTAAGATTTTTGGCCCGATGCCTGTGTTTGGTGGCCTTCAGGTCACTGAGCCGCTCGTTATCTCCCCTCTTATCTGGGCCGACAGCGCCGAGTTTCAGTCGGTTGGCCTTTACGGCATGACCAATATGCAGTTCGTGCTCAACTTTGCGGTTCTGGGCACCTGCTTTGCTCAGCAGAACGCGGCTGTTACGTCGCTCGCTTCTAATATCTATACTACGATCCCGTATTGGATTGACGACCTTACGCGTCCCACAAATAATACGGGAAACATCCTTCGCTCGTCTAATATTCGCTCCGTGATTAGCGACCTTGCCTTTGGCCAGTCTACCAACCAGCTCGGCCCGTGGGTGAAGCCTACGCTGTTTGTGGGTTTCCTTACGCCGGGCCCGGACATCACTCTGCCGCTGGTGTCGACGGTGCCGTATGTTGAGTTCCCGCGCTATGTGACGACCGTGCAGCCGCAGGGTACGTTTGCTGGCGCCCAGGTTGTTCAGACCAACACGATCTCCCTCACGTCCATCCCGGACATGGTTATGCTTTACGTCAAGCCGGCGACGAAGGGCCCGAGCCAGCTTGATCAGTACATCCCTATCCAGAACGTTACGGTTACGTTTGATAACTTTAGCAACCTTTGCTCTGGCTTCCAGCAGTTTAACCTCTACGAGTCCGCCGTGGCTGCGGGTCTTGATATGGACTGGCACCAGTGGCGCGGCTACACGCAGGCTGCTTACCCGTCGCTTGCGCGTGTTACGTCGAACTCCGCGGTGCTTACGGCGGCGGCCCCCGTAAAGTACCGCCAGACGGGCGTTACGCAGCTCAGCGGTGGGCCTATCCTGCTGCGCATGGGCCACGATATCACGCTGAGCCCGGGTCTTGCGCCGGGCTGCCTGGGTAACTACTCCATCCAGGCCAACCTCACGACGTCGAACGCCTTTGGCTTCTACGACAGTCTTCAGGCCGTCACCATCACGCTTATCGCTATCAATACGGGCTTCTTTGAGACTGTGCGCGGTCAGTCCGCCATCCGCAAGACCATCCTCAACAGCGCTGACGTTGAGGCCGCGACGCCGGAGGAGGGCATGACCAAGACGCACCTTAACCGCATGGTCGGCCGTGGTGGTATGGGCCACGCTATGGGCACTCACGTGATGAAGGCTATCTCCGTTGCCCGCAAGGCTCACAAGGCCGCTAAGCGCTTCGCGTCTATGATGCCCAGTGGCAGCAATGCCGCGTCCGCAATGGACATGGGCTCGTCCGGTAAGCGCATGCGCACTTCGGGTCTGTAAACATAACTTAAACTAGCGTCAAAAATCAAACAAAATGAAGACTGTTGGATCTCGTGCTGAGGTGTTCCACGGCAACGCAAAGCGCACGTCGGGTAGGCTGACAAAGGATGACCTCATGAAGAACCCGGCGGGTCGCATCGTGTCAAAGAAGAAGCACGAGGCGGGTAAGCATGCATTGAAGTTTCTTCATGCCAAGGGTTACATTGCTGTCAAGGGTAAGTTTGGGAGTAAGCGCGCGACGACGGACGCTGTCGCGGACGTTGTGGTAGATGCTACGACACACGCAGAGCCTGTTTCAAAGGAGACAGTCGATGTGGAGGTCGCGGCGCCGCAGCCTACACGCGCAAAGGGCAAGGAGTAAATTAGAGATGTCTTGCAACCTTTACACGTAACGAAAGTGCCTATTAATCCCCGCCTGGTAGTAATCCCCGCGCGACATATGCTCAGGGGCTCGTCCGGGCTTTCCTGCGCCGCTAATCGTACCGATATTATGCGCGCCAAGAATTTGAGGGCTGCGATTGTATGCAGTGTCAATCGCATACGCTCCAAGCTGGAGAATTCCCTTCCCTGGCATCCACCATGGAATACCGTCTAATTTGTTGACTAGGTTGTCTGTGTGTGTGACAATTGGAGTCTGCTTTAAAAACGGCTTTGATAGGTTGTAGAGAGCGTCCTGGCTATTGTAAAGCCGAGTGTTTGTCGCCTCCTCCTGACCCAGCTGAAGGGCGCCGTTATAACTACGTCCACCAATCAGATAACCTTTGCTAATGTACAAATCAAGGAGCGCTCCACCAAGGGAGTGACCAGCACCGTAGAAGTCAGTATTCGGCATCACCTTTTTAGCATACTCAAGACGCTCCATATCATACTTCGCACGGACAGACTCCTCAAGCTTACCGCCGGCAATAAACTCATCAGCCGATAAATCTCTCCAGTCTGTAACCTGCGTGCCGCGAATTCCAACAAGACACTTTGCAACTCCACTTGAACCGCTTACCCAGAATTTAAGTGTGTCGTTTGACAGCGCTGGATTCAGAGCAAAGCCATCGCCCAGCTCTACAACTGGATCAGCGCTATACGCTTGCTTTGCAGCATCCTTATACAGTTGATTAGGAATGCCATACGTGGACATTTTTTGTTCATGAATAGTAGGACGTGAGAGTGTGTGGTCTTAGTATATGTATGGATTATCTGAAGAAGCCACTAAATAACGTCCCATCATCTTCCTCGTCCTCCTCATCGCCGGGAAGCGGCGGCGGCAAATTCAGCTCGCGGCGCTGCTGCTGCCGAGCCTGGATTGCGCGTGCGCGCCTCGCCTGCTCTTCCACATTTCGGGCACCCGGAAAGGCCGCCGAAGGTCTAAACGGAAGCCTCGCCGCATCCCTTTGCCGCTCAAGCTCGCGGGCATACGCTCCTCCCGCGCCCGCCCCACCCGGTGGATACTGCACCGCGCGCTGCTGCGCCCGTGCCGCCTCGCGCTGCATTTGAAGACGAGCCTCCACAAAGGCCGCATCCCTACGACGCGCCTCGTTCAGTCGGCGGGTCACCTCAGCGTTCATCCGCCGGTTTTGCGCAGCCTCGTCCGCGACGCGCCTCTGTTCGGCCGCAGCTCGCTCCGCCACTGCGCGCTCCTCTGCCGCGCGCCGCTCTTGGTGCGCCCTATAGCTCGCATGCATGCGCGTGTGATACTCGTCAAGAGTGATCAGCCCGCGAATAAACATGTTATAAAGCTCGGCCACGCCAGCCCGTGCGCGCCCCGCCAACTCCGCCGCTTCAGGTGACTCAATCATTTCGCGCGCCGCCGCTGCCATATTCCCTATATCCCCAGGAATCATCCCTACATTTCGACGCACAGTCGCCGCATACTCCTGCGCGCCCGTCAACGCAGCCTGACCGGCCGCCGCCGCCACCTGACCCACGTGCGCCGCCGTCTGGCCCAACGCCTGCGCCGCCGCGCCCGCCACCTGACCCACTGCCTGACCCACGGCACCGAAGTCGCCAGCAGCCTCCTGCGCCACCGCGTCCGCCGCAGCCCCAGCAGCCTGTGCGATCGGAGCCACCACCCCAGGGATCGCCGCCACCGCGCCCGCCGCCCCTTCGCCGAGCTGACCCGCTAACTCACCTACGCGCTGCCGTAAATCGCGAGCGCGCTGTACGACCGCATCGTAATTCGCGATCCGCGCAGTGCGTCGCGCGAGTTGCGCGGCGGCGCGCGTAGCCTGCGCGGCGGCGCGACGGTCTTGAGCCCGCTTCACTCCTTTAATAAACTTACCCTTCTCTACAAATGGCGTCCGCTTCGGCGGCATTTCAGACTTAATTGACTTATCTAAGCAGATTTAAGCACAATGTCGTATCCAATAGACGCAATTAACGAGGATTTCTGGTCTAAAAATAAGTCCCAGTCTTCTAAGTTTCTGCCCGTTGGTCTTATCCGTAACAAGCTTACCGAGCTTACAGGCCATTCCATGCTTTTAGATGACTATGCTGATACTCCTGTTGATCGTATAATCCCTACACCCTTGCCGCGCGACCAGCAAGTTGTGGCAAGCGGTGGCACCATTACGTATGCAAACGGTTTTAAGTTTCACACGTTTACGGCGGCCTTGACTGAGGAATTTGCGGATTATTCGGTTTCGAATTTTAACACACAACCAGGGTGGAACGGTTGGGCATTTTCTTCTCCAGAAGGAGGAATCAGTAAACAAGGTGGCAGTGTTTCTGGTCCAGCAACTGGTGCTCCTGCTTATGCTGCCTTTTGTAACGCAGGTGGTCCTAGTTATGCACCCACTATAAGCTCTCCCACGCTTTCAATTCCAATTGGGAGAACTATGAAGCTAAAATTTATTTATGCTCCGTCGCTAACAACTCCAACCCTTTTAAGGGTGTTATACGCTGGAACACAGATTTACAGCACAAGCACATTTAGTAGCACACAGTGGTTAGAAGTGTCGGTTACTTTCACAACTACCACTTCTAGTGGGCAAGTTGTATTTGTAAATGGAAATGGAACGGCACCACCGGCACCGGCTAACATAGTCCTTCTTGTCTCAAATGTATCTCTTTCTGAAGACCTTGTTGTTACAACGGGTGGCCCAGTGTCCGCGCTCGTCGTCGGTGGCGGCGGCGGTGGTGGTAGCGCATATGTTGGCGGTGGCGGCGGTGCTGGTGGCGCTCTCCTCAAAACTTTTACGCTTTCTACCGGACTATCATACCCCGTCGTAGTTGGGTCAGGTGGCGGGGGTGCTAGTTTTTCAGGTACGATTGGGTCAAACGGGACAAATGGAGGTGACTCTACAATTGACAAAACTACGGGCTTTGGTGGTGGTGGTGGTGGCAGTTTTTCCCTCGATACATCTCCGCAATATAAAGGAACAAACGGAAGTGCTGGTGGTTGTGGCGGAGGAGCAGGGTTTACTAGCTCGCCGCCTAATCCTGCCACATTTGGCGGAGCAGGCATACAAGGATTTAAAGGAGGCGACATGAATGGGGTTTCCGTAACGAATAAAGGTGCTGGTGGAGGGGGTATGGGTTCTGCTGGTACAAATACGGCAACAGACCCTCCAGTTGGTGGAAATGGGTTAGCTTATGTTATTGGTGGGGTTTCTTATCTTGTTTCGGGTGGAGGCGGAGGTGGAACCGATTCTATACCAGCTCCAAGTGGCGGTTCTGGTGGAGGTGGAGCGGGAGGTGGAAATACGAATTCTGGTTCGAATGGAACAGCAAATACCGGAGGTGGTGGAGGTGGTGCAGGGGGGAACCTTCCTGCAAAAGTTGGTGGAAGCGGCGGCTCGGGCATCGTTATCGTGGCCTACCCGTCGCCGCCGCCGCTTCCTACGTCGGTGCGCCTTTCAAGCTTCTCATGGTATAACCAGGGCACCGTTGATGCACGGCCCAAGTGGACCTTTACCCAGGCCGGTGTGCCTCCTACTTTGCTTACTGCCCTTCTCGAGACGTCTACCACTGGCAGCGCCCCCTTCACCCAGATTGACACTCAGACCCTGTCAAACAGCGCGACCTTCTATCAGTATACGGGCGCCACTGTTCTCAATCGCTATTATAAGGCGACCATTACTGCCTCGGCCGACGTAGCCCCGGCAAGCGGCGGCACTATCACGGACGCAAACGGTTTCCGTACGCACACCTTTACGTCCGGCACGAGCAACTTCGTTA